GACGATACAAGTCAAGAAGATTACGACCGAGTAAAAAACAAGTACCTTAAGTTAGACCCAATGGGCAAACAACTTTACGTTCAAATGCGCAATGCCTATGGTGCTATGTACCAAAATATTCTTGATTCTATTGAAGACCGTATTAATACATTAGTTACTGATCCTAAAACACGTTTGCAAATGAAGCAGGACGTGTTAGAAAAGTTAGCTAAACGTGGTAAAATTGACCCGTACTTTGCATTGACTCGTAAAGGTAAATACTGGTTATCTTATAACTTAGGTAATGAACCTTACATTGAGGCATACGAGACTGAGCGTGAACGTAACAAGCAATATGATTTAATTGCTAAAGAAGGTGCCTCAGACTTATCTAAGTTCAGCCAGCTTTCAGAATATAAGTATAGCCGTGCTCCATCAGGTTCGTTTGTAAACAAAATGCTTAACATCCTCGAGATTAATAAGCCAAAGAATCTAAGCCCTGAAGCATCTAAACGCTACGATGAATCTGCCGACGAAGTAATGCGCTTGTACATCAGCACGTTGCCTGAAACTTCTTTTGCTAAGTCTTTCCAAAAGCGTAAAGAAACCCTTGGTTTTAAGAAGGATGCTATCGAGGCACTACGTGACCGTATGTACAACACAGCTCAACAACTTGGTAGGATGAGATACTCAGCAAAACTTAATAAGTTATTAGAAGAGATGAGAGAGTACTCTAAGCTTGCTAGCCGTGGAATGAGTACAGAGAAAGATGCTACCGGTAAACCTAAAGCTATTCCTAAAATAGATAACAAGGTAATTAACGATTACATTAGCGTGTTTGAAAAGCATGTAGAGTCAATTAATAATCCTAATATTAGCTCTGTATCTAGGATGCTTAATACGCTCGGCTTTAACTATTTGCTAGGTTTTAACGTATCCTCTGCTCTTGTTAACATGGGTCAGGTTCCTATGATTGTTGCACCGTTCTTAGCTGGTGAACATACATGGGGTCAAACTATGGGTGCTATTAATAATGCCTATAAGACCTATATGAATAGCGGCTACGGCAAAGATGTTCGTTCTACTAGAATGATTGGCAGCAAAGAAATAGTTAAGCAAAAAGGTATGCCTTCAATTACTAACTATGGTGCTGATACCGCAATGGGTAAGAAGTACGCTACGTTAATTGAAGAAGGTCAGAAGCTCGGTCAGTTTAACCGTTCACAGTTCCATGATGTATTGGAAGTAGATGGTCGAAAAGACTGGGGTAGTACTTTAAATGCTGCTTCTAGCTTTGCATTCCATCATGGTGAGCGTATGAACCGTGAAGTATCTATGATGGCTGCCTATGACCTGCAGATGGCTAAGCTCAAGAAGCAAGGTAAAACAGGTAAAGAAGCTGAAATTGAAGCAGCTAAGTATGCGTTTAACGTAACCGAAATGACTAACGGTGGTGTATCTGCCGCAAGTGCTCCGCTTATTGCCAAGAATAGCTTGGGTAAAGTCTTGTTCATGTTCAAACGCTATGGTGTTTCAATGTACTACATGTTATTTAAAGTAACACGTGATGCACTTAAAGGTGAAAGCCCAGAAGTACGTAAAGCCGCTATGAGTCAGATTGCTGGTGTTTATGGTACGTCTGCACTCTTTGCTGGTTTACAAGGTATTCCAATGTTTGGTGTTGCTGCTATGGTGTATAACTTGTTTGCAGATGATGACGAAGATGACATGGAGACAGCAACTCGTAAGTATGTAGGTGAGTTTGCCTATAAGGGTATGTTGAACTATGTTACTGGCGCTGAGATTGCATCCCGCACTAGCTTGAGCGATTTAATTTTTAGAAGCAATCCATCATCTAGTTCACAAACATTTGAACAAGGTATGCTAGAAACTCTTGGTGGTCCAGCATTTGGTGTAGCTTCTAAAATTAGACGTGGTTTACAGTTTATGAACGAAGGTAACATGCAGCGTGGCGTGGAGACTGTACTTCCATCAGCTCTTGGTAACATCTTTAAAGCTTATCGCTTTGGTACTGAAGGGGCCAAGAGTTTACGTGGCGATCCAATTACAGAAGACCTTAGTGCAGCTAGTATTGCAGCTCAAGCATTGGGCTTTGCTCCAGCAGAATATGTTCGCCAATTGGAAATTAATAGCCGTTTAAAAGGTGTTGAAAAAACTATCCTGCAACAGAAGTCTAAGTTACTCCAACAATGGAACGTAGCTAACCGTATGGGTGATGGTGAAGATGCTGCAAAGTATAAGCAGAAGTTAAAAGACTTAAATGCCAAGCATCCAGACTTAGGTATTACCGAAGATACTTTTGACGCATCGCAAAGAGCCTTTGAAGCAGCTACCAAGCGTACTGTAAAAGGGGTTCAGTTTAGTCAGAAACTCTATGACGAGATGATGCGTAACGCTGCCGAATACGACCAATAAAAAAATCCCCAGCCTTTTGAGCCGGGGACCAAGGGGTAGTTCCTCACGAGAACAATGCAACAGGAGAATGAGCGTTGCGTAGAAAGTGTACTACACAATTCGCCAAAAACGCATACCTAATTTTTTACCTTCAATTCTATCGAATCCTTTTACTTGGATTCCTTTAGTCTTTGCTATAGCTTGCATCTGTTTGTTTAACCTTGATAAGTTAACTGCAGGGATAAATACAGACATCCCCACATGAAAATTATCCCAATTTACATCAATAACTACACCATCAGGGCATACTTGCCCCAAGTGCATCACCTTCAATAGCGGCCTTGTGCGCTGCAATGGCGGCGAGTTCTTCTTGTCTGTCCTCATCCATAAATCCTTCACAGTTAACCCACAACACATCTAACGATGGTAGGCTCATACGAGTGCCTTTACCCATACGTTTCTTGTCAATCTTAGCTTTAGTTCTACCACGTTTCAAGGAGTCTACTAAGCCAGCATAGTCTACCTGCTTCTTAACACACCAAGCCTTAAACGGATCAGTATAAAGATACAACATATTAATATCATATTCATGTCGTGCTATAAAGTGCATCCTTGGTGTAGCATCAGGAATAACTAAGTGCTCTACTTCATCCTTGGGTAAACTACGGGCATCTTGTGTACTACTAATACGAAGCACGTTGTTCCAATTCTCTGCAAGGTAATTAGTTAAAGTACTTTCAGCACTAACATCCATAGACTGTACTTGGCTTTTAATATTCTTAACTGCACTAACAACCCATTCAACTATAGGTTTAATGTCGTAGTCAATCAAACCAGCCCGTTTAGCAACCATCAATCCTGTTATGCCATCTGCTACTAGTACAGAGTGAAAGCGATCTGCTGGAGTAAACCCACACTTTTGGTCAAGCCGATACTGAGTAGTCTTATATAACTCTTTGATACCAGCAATATCATTCATGACATATTGTAAAAACGGTATGTATGCGTGTCCATAGTTGTGCTGTAATGCGGCACTTAATTCGTCGGTTTCGGCTTTATCTAAACCCTCTACAGGCTTAGCACGAACCTCAAGAATACGCATGGCTTCACCTTTTGGAAGAGCCTTATAAATACTCATCTTCTCCATAATAGAGGCATTACCTGTGCTTACACCAACTTGTTTCCAAGGTTCACCACGATGACGCTCACCATTAGATGATGCAGTCATACGGTTCTTTTGTGAGCCTGATGTGTATTGATATACAAAGTCACTCAAGTCTTTAGCCGTAGCATTAGTAACTTCATCCATTGGTAGGAACAGATTGTTGTATAACTCAGCACGTAACATCTTAGAGTTTGTTGTATCTGATTCTTTTAACACCAGCTTAGTAGGGTCGCCCCAAACACTAGCTCCTGCAAACAGCGCAGTAGTTTTACCAATACCTGACTCAGGACTAAAGATATGTAAGAGTGCCGCATTGATAGGAGTAAAGTCTGTAAAAATCGAGCCGAACGCAAGACCAATCATAAATTGGTGCATCTCCATTCCGGGCTTCTTATAGAAAGCCATAGCTTCTCTCCACGCATCCATACTGCCTTTAGTCTGAAACGCATGAAACAAATGCCCTGTAGATGACGATGGTGGGTTATGGTCTACACGATCTGCACGAATTTCTTTATCACCAATAACAAACGCTTCGTACTTTTCATCAACCCAACCAAACTGCCGTCTTGCGGTGTCGGCTTTACCTTTTAATTGCATATGATTTCCCCAAGCTATTAGATAAGACATAATCTCATCTATCTTTCCTTGCCATAAACCTTTAGAGGACAAGTACTTCCTTAATTCTTCTTTTGATGTAACTGCAGATGCAGGCATTGTGAACTCACGCACCCCATCTCTAGGCAGGTGTAATCGAACAACTACAGCCTCACCCACTTCCGAATCATCCAAGCGACGAGTCATATACATATCATTGTGATATACCAAGACTTCTACTTCGTCATCCTGCTTAACAACTCGTTTGTAGATGCCTCCATTTTTACCCCGGAAATATGGCTCGGGGTATTTTGGTATAACGTATGTCTGTGTGTGACCTTGATCTACCTGGAACGGAACATCTTCAACAATGTTATCGTCATCATTAGCTTCCTGTACTTCTCTGCCAAGAACAATAGGCGATTTGATTACACCCTTGTGTACGCAGTTGTCACAACCTCTAGGGTTATATTCTTCAAACTTAGCACACGTATAAGGACCACCTTTGATATTACGTACCTTGCTGTCAGCAAATGTTGGGCTGTATTCAGGGTGATGCTCAGATATCTTCTTAATCGCAATATCTGCATCTATACAAAATTTGGCAATACTTAGGCCTGCTCTCCACATAGGTTCGGGCATAGTGGCCTGCTCTTTAATTATATGCGCAAGTTGCTGACAACCCTCACCTTTTATGGTTTTAATCATAATTGTCTTAAACCGATTGGTGTAGTTGCCAAGAATAGCCTTGGTTACATCATCCATCTCACCACGTGGTATATAAGACTTGCGAACAATAGGCTCACCAATAATATCTTTTAGTGTGTTTAGTTCATATGAGCCTGATGAGCTACCGATTAACGTAACAGGTCTAGCCTCATCGTTCTTGTAGTTCAATGTCCCCGGCACACGCAGGATTCGTACAGAGTCAGCCGTCACCACAGGGTCAGCAAACAGGTCGTGCTCATCGCACATGCTCTTTAACTTCTCAGCTAGTGGTGTCCATGTTTCACGTGAAACAGGTTCTGTTAGCGGCCAATATGCGTGTACTCCCCCGCCTGAGTTTACAAGCGTTGGTTTCGGCATACCCGTAGTTTTACAAAAAGCCTTTAAACCTGCAAGTGCTTCTACCTGTGTTTCATAGGGTTTTCCCTGACCACAATCGAGGTCGATAAACAAAGACCTTAACTGCTTAACATTAGCAGTTTTTCTTGACTTCCCATCTTCAAACGTAGCTAGAGCGTAGTACGCATCATAGCCTTCATTTTTTAAGTTCTCAGCAACATTTGCCGCATCTTCTAGCTTTTGGAAAAACTTTTGGACTGGTTTGTCCGAGTCTTTCTTTAGCCCAACTATGCAGTAGTATCCTTCGTCGCCAAGGACTTGCTGTAAAAATTCTAAATTGTTCATAGCCACCCATTGTTAGGTGGGGCGAGTGGTCGTTTAAGTCACCCTTTAAGTACGCAACACCCCAAAACTTCTACTACTTATTATCAATCATCCCATTCGCCAACTAGGTCTTCTAGTTTAGGCTCGTTGCCAACTACGGCTTTCTTAGGTGGTGATTTCTTTGGTTCGTCGATGACTTCGGCTTCAACTGCCTCTACTACGGCAGGTGTAGTGCGCCCAATAGCCGTTACTTTCGGCTTATCCTTAACACCATCAGTCTGTGCTACCGTCAGGGTAATGGCGGCAATAGCTTCCTTAGATTCCTTAAGTTCTTGGATTTTCAAGAACTCATCCTCGGTTACAGGGCGCACAGGCTTAAATACTAACTTAGGTGTGGGGCTTGCTGTGTCAAACCGCATCTCAGTAACCACACCGGTAATGGGGGTACCGTGGTTCTTAAGATGGCGAGCATATGCCTGAAGAGGGAGCTTACCCTTTTCACCATCACCAAACACGGATGTAGGTGGCAGTACTAATTGGTAAACTTCTTCTTTATCAATTTCACCATCGATGACGACTGCGAGGCGCTGTTGATAACGGCAGGCACGGCTTTCACCCTGACCAGAACCTTTGATGTTTTGTGGGCAGTTCAAGCAGGTGGCTGATTGCTTGTTCTCTGCCTTGACTTTCTCATCAGGGCGCTGACTGTCGGATGACCAGCAAGTTGGGGATACTGCTTCACCTTCGGTATAGCTACCAGCATAAAATATGCGGGATACTTTCGGCGCAGCTTTAATAATCACTACGTTCATAGAGCGTTCTTCCGATACACGGAACTCTTTACCGCCAATGAACTCACGGAATACACCGCCTTTAATGCTAATACGACGTGCACCTAAACCACCTTCGCCTGTACCAGCTAGGGCATTGGTTGCATCATCTGAAGCTGCTTTTAAATAGGCTGGCAGTCCGCCTTTAAATAAAGTCATTTCGCTCATTATTATTCTCCTGAAATATATGCGCCAATCTTCTTGGCAATATCAATGATAGTATCTGAATCTACATCTTTAGCACGTGTTGCAAAATCGACACACATTGCTCGAAACTGCTTTTGCATCTGTGCTTCTTGCTCTGCTTTTACTGCTGGGTCTACTGCTTGGATTTGGTCATCCATGTCATTCTCCTTAAATGTCTTCGTCAGGGTTAAAATTTAATGTCAGTTGGGCATCATTAGGGTCACAGTTAACCGTTAGACTTCCATCTGCTTCTTCTCTTACTAATTCACCGCCGCTTAGTTTTCGCAAGGCTTGCTCCACTTCGCCAATTTTGAAACGATATACACCGCCAATCTTTAGCGCAGGGATTAAGTCCTGTCGAATCCAACCACGAACAGTTGATACGGAAACAGCAAAGTATTTCGCAATATCTTCTATCGGTACAAAGGTTTCATCAACCATCTTATTTCCTTTTAATAGTCACGGAATATTCCATGTTTGCATTAAGCCCCGGCGGAAGCAAGTCGGGGTTTTCCTCTAAAAATGCCTGCATATTAGATTGGTTAATCGCTTTCACTAATAATTCAGGCACACCATGTTCAAGAATAAACTTGCCCATAGATTCCCAGTCTGTTGTCGCATACTTGGTCTTAACGGTTCGGTACACAACACCAGCATCAGTCCTTAAACTTTCAACTCCAAGTTCTTTCATTTGGTCGAGGATGGCAGTCTTAACGGTCTGCATATCATCTTCCAACTTCCCGATCTTTTGTTTAAGTTCGTGGTCTAATTCACTCTTCTTTTCTCGCATCTTGATGTAGACACGAGTCAGTTTTTCTATTGATAATCCTTCATTGTCCATCTCATTCTCCCTATCAAATATTACTTTACTCAAGTAAATTCTTGTAAAGTTCAACTAACTTTACGTGATCTGTAATACGGTTGTCAAGCATTTTATACATATGTTTTTCAGCGTTGCTTCCTTGCAACCTAACTACCGTAACTGGATGCTTCTGTCCTGCTCTATGCGCCCTTGCATTAGCTTGTGCGTATGTTTCTAGGCTTGGGGTCGGCCCCCACCAAATAATCGTATCAGCCGCCGTTAAAGTGACTCCATGAGCCGCCGCTAATGGTTGGATAATCAGGATGCGTGGGTCAGGCTTTTCTTGAAAATTCTTGAAAATCTCAGTGCGTTTATTGTGTGGCACATCCCCGTTGATAATCTCGGTACTAAAGCCGTCTAGTTCTAGCTTTTGCGCTAGGATTTGAATAGTGTTCTTAAACGGCACAAAGATCAAAATCTTCTGCTTGGTCTCATCAATAACTTCTCGCATAACTTTGTAGCGATTGGAAATATCAAACTCAAGTGTCTCCCCCGAATCTGAATAGACTGCACCACAAGATATTTGTAGGAGTTTGCTCATACCGACTGCAGCATTTACTGATGTAATTTGCTCACCTGATGTTGAAACGACAAGTTGCTTACGCAGTAACTCATAGTATTTCTTCTGTTGTGGTGTAAGTTCTACATCACGAGTCACAAAGATTTGTTCAGGTAAGTCAAGGCATTCTTCTTTGGTATAACGAATTGCTGGCTGTAATGCTTCAAATACAATTTGATCTGCGTTTGGTCTGACTACCCAACGGAACTGCGACACCTTGTACATCACCATATCTTTAAATGCTGAATAGAATCTAGGCACTCCTGTTGGATTCACTAACTTTGCTAGTCCATATGCGTCTACGGGTGACTGTGCGGCTGGTGTTCCTGTAAGCATCCATAACCATGTCTCTGGTTTCAATATCTTATTGAGTGTTTTCCAACGAGTCGTCTGGGCATTCTTGTATGCGTTCGCTTCGTCAATAACAATTAAGTCAAAGCCACCTGCTACTATATCGTCTTGTACAATTTCCACTCCGTCGTAGTTGATGATGACGAACTCAGCGGTAGACTTAATAATCCTAGCCCGTTTCTCTTTACTACCATAAGCTATGTCTACTTGGCGGTGCATGGCAAACTT